TGAAAGCAATAAATAATTTCTTTAAGGTAAATAATATGTTACCAAGTCTAGTTGATGAAAGTGATGTTGGGCTTCAACAGCAAACTGTTGGTGAAGGTGGCGAAAAAAAGGTTATGCAAGAATACACTAACGAAATAGGTGCTAATCAAAAAGAAGTTCAAGAAATAGGTGTTAAAGCAAAAAAGATTATGTTAGACCCCTTAGCAATATTATATTTAGAAAGAGATTTAGAAGGCATTGCAGAAACTTTTGAAGATGTTGATTTTGAAGAAACAGTTAGAGATATGTTTGAGTATGTCAGGTCAAGAGGAGTAGAGGGTAAATCTAAAGAACAGATGAAAGAAGAGGCAGGGAGATTTGTTGATTTTGGCCCAAATCCTGAACCCAAAAAACCTAAACAAGTTCCTATAGAACTAATAGAAGAAAACGACGCAGAAGAGTTAATACAAAAACTAATGATGACATTTGAAAAAATAGAAGATTATAATGCTAGTGAAATGTATCTACCTAAGTTTTTATTCAAGGCAAAAGAACTACAAGAATATCTCCCCCAAGATGCGACATCGAAGGCAAATAAATCTTTAACAGCCATAAAGGATTTATTTAGGGCATTGGCTATGATATTAGAAGGAGAAACTAAGTCTGCCCTTGAAACATTTACTAACCTAGAATTATTTGGTAAAGAGGGAGGACAAAAGAAAGACCCTCCACCTAGAGGTTTTCAAACAACTGATGAAGGTCGAGGAACTGAAAAGATAATTAGGCTTTTGTCCGGTAAGAAAGGAGTAAGAAGAAATCTAGGAAGTTTGGCTACAACCCTAAACAAAATAGGAGAATTGATTGGTGAATTATTTATTGCTCCTATAAATTTACCAAGTGTAAACGCAGGACAAAAGTTACCTTTTGCTAAGAGTGGAAACCTAAGAATAGTCAGCACACTAATAGACTTGAAAGGTGGGCAGGGTAGGATAGGTAAAGATGGTTTTTTGCCATACAAAATAATAAATCAAAAAATAGTGGACTCGCAGAATGAATTTGTTAAACCTTCAAAACTAAGAGAACTTATACCTTTCTTGAATGACTTGAACAGGGGCGGTATATTTAGTGATAAGAAAAAGACATTGGCATTAGCCGACGATTTTGTTGAAACTCTAGTAGAAATATACGCAACCTCTACAAAAAACAATGATAAAATAGAAAAGTTGGCACAAAAAGAAATTGCCTCTATATTTGGTGCAATAAATCGAATAACAAACAAAAAAATAATTACCGAATATGAGAACTTTGATGCTGACGAAGAATATAGTAAAATGGATATATCTAACGCTAGTGAATTGACATCAATAAGCACATTGATAGATGCTTTAGAAGATAGAAGAGATGAATTTATCAAACAATCCGATGCAAATAAAAACTTAATAGAAGCAGTAGATGACTTTTTGAGCGAGGCTAAAAAATTAATGAAATCCGATATTTACTATAAGTTGCTAGAAGCACATGATTCTTTGAGAATATTGAAAGGAAAAACCATACATTATGGCACTATGAATGAAGATAACTTTGAGCATGTAGAAGACATGCTAGCAAAAATGCAAACAGAACACAATTTAGATATGACCGCTAGTGAGTTAGTTGGTGTGGTTAATGAAGTAAATTCGTTTGATAGCATAAGTAAAGCGTATGGGATTAGTAGTGAGCATGTATATTTAATCAAGGCTAACTTTAGGTGATAATATGACCGATGAAGTAACCGGCCCACATTCTAAAATAGAAGCGGAAGGTGCTTGGAATAATGATAATCCCGATGATAAAATAAATAGGAATGTTCCTGTTTGGTATGACTTGGATAAGTATGTTATAAGAAGAGTAGATGGTAAAGTGGTTGGCATTGCAGGATATAGTGATAAGGGAACTTATGCTATAATGGGAGGAATGAAATCTAAAAAAGGCTCAAAAAGTTGGAGGCCGATGTCCGAAAAAAGATTAGAACTAATAGGAGATAAACCCAAGATAGCGGGATTTAAGGCAAAAACTATTCCTAATGAAGCATGGAAAGAAAAGAATAGACAAGTGTATAATTTTGATATACCTCCCGAAGATGAAATGGGAATAGACCCTAAATTAATAGAACAGTTTAGAAATAGATATGGAGAAGACTTCGGCATAAAGAAATGGTTTGATATTCTAAAATTTGTTCCGACGGGATTTGATACTCTAGGTAAATTGAAAATACTATTAGTGGATGGCTACCTTGGTATATTTACAGGAAAATATTTGGATGATTATGATAAAAGGAGAGCAATAAGATACGAAGCCTTTACTGCTAGTTCTATTAGAAAGTTAATAAGAAAAGTTGAATCGGGAGAAATAGTTGCAGGTAAAACATATAGAATGTATATTAAAGATGATGCTAAGGATTTTTCACAGGTTCTATTTGATTACATAACTAATCCAAGCGATAACATAAAACAAACTGGAATGAAATTAGAGAATCTATCATTGAGGGATGGTGAAACAATAGAAGGTGCTTTCGTTTTCCATCATATAGATGACGGGCATGATTATTTTAGTCAATATGACCCAATACCGTTTAATTATACTGGGCAAACAAAACCAAAGCATAGAGAAAAAATGGGTAGCAGAAGAAAAAGACAAGGAGATAAGCCGGAAAATGTTTTTGCTTTGAATCAAACAAGAAGTAGGCGAAGATAATGCTAAAGTGGTGGGGCGTTATTAGAAAGGGTGAGGTCAAATACCTCACTGATAAGCAACTTAATGAAAAAAAGTTGAGAGTTCCTAGTGGTGCTTTAGCAGAATATGTCCATCCAACTATAAACAATGATTACAATGATTTTACTCATGAAGGAATTATTAGAATCTATCTTACTAGAATAAAAAAAGCAGTAGACATGATGGCTCGTAAGAAAGAACTCGACTACAAAAAAGGCGGAGAAAAAATAAAAATAACTGATGAGGAAAAAGAAAAAGCAATGGAAGAAATAATTAAGAGACTTATATCCCACGAAGCAGGGCATGAAGGATATTTCTATGCTAGAGATTTAGACACACCTAATTTATTTAGAGAATATTTTGAGAATCCCGAAAGACAGGAATATGCCGCATACACTTCGGAGTTTCCAAAGAATCCATATCTAAAAATAAAGAACTATCTAAAACACCCTGCAACAAGCGACAAGACAAAGGCTAAATTTATTGATAGTTATTTCGGTTCAACGGGCGTAGGTGTTGTTCCATTTAAGAAAAATACTAAGGCTATGGCACAATTAATTCAATGGGTAGATTCATTAAAAGTTAAATCTAAAAGAACTATAAAGCCACTACCTCTAAAAGATAAAAACAAAATAGTTGCACTTGAGTTAGGTCTTAGAGCAAGGAATGAAGGCATGAGGGGTAGAGAATTTAGAGAACCAATAATAAGAAATGTAAACGATGCTTATAGAAGATATGGTATGCAGAATTTGTCAGAAGAAAATAAAACTTTTTTGAGAAGAGTATTTGGGTGATAACATGGATTTAGATAATTTTAATTTTGAACATCAAATGGATATGGAGTTATCTAAAAATTCATTTCCATACTTCTTTCAAAATGTATTAGGTTGGGAGTTTGCTACCCATCAACAGGAATGGCATGAATTAATGAATGATACACAAAGAACTGTTATCATTTGTTCAAGAGGTCACGGTAAATCAGTATTTATGCACAGTTGGGTTGTATGGAATTTAGTTTTTAGAGAACCACCATATCAAATGCTATACATTTCTTCTAACCAAAAGCAGACTTTGGTTCACATGAGAGATATAGATAAACTATTCAATCATCCTATGCTTAAAAAATTCAAACCTGCTAAGGGATGGGCGATAGGAAATATTACATTGACTAATGGTAATCAAATCTTAGAGCGTTCTGTCGGTTCACAGATTCGTGGACTTCACCCTCAAGAGATTATCATTGACGACCCTTTGAAAGAGTTTAGCATGACAGGAATTCAAAAGGTTACAGATTGGTTTTATGGTGACATGATACCAACACTTCACCATACTGCTTCTCTAAGAGTTATTGGAACTCCATTTAGTTATACAGATATTTACCAACAACTCGCTGAAAATCCTGCATATACACTTAGAACATATCCCTGTCTTAATGCTCTTAATGAACCGCTATGGCCGAACAGATGGGATTATGATGCTCTTATGGCAAGAAAGGCTGAAGTCGGCTCTCTAATGTTTACAAGAGAATATATGTGCGTTCCAATATCTACAGGAACTTCTCTATTTAATCCCGAATATTTGGAAGCGGCAAAGAGCAAAGACCATGTTTTGAAACCAATGCGTAGAGAAGGCTACAAATATTATGTCGGTATTGACCCTGCTATTTCTACCGATGGTGATTACAATGTAATTACTGTATTAGAAGTAGATGAAAATGATAATAAAACCATTGTGTTCATTGACCGTTCTAAGAATGTAGAGTTTAGAGAAAACATACAGAAAGTAAAATTGATTGGTAAAGTATTTCAGCCCGAAGCAATATTGTTTGAAACAAATACATTTGCTAAATCATTTACACAAGAAATTAGAAATGTTACAGACTTAAATGTTCATGACTTTAACACCACTAGAAAAAAGAAAGAAGAGATTATTCTAAGTTTACAAATGAACTTTGAAAACGGTAAGATAATATTACCTTACGCTAATGAAGAAAGTCGTAGAGTTACCTCTACTTTGATAGAAGAATTATCTATGTTTGCTATAACCGACAAAGGAAAATTTGAGGGAATAGGAGCGCATGATGACATGGTTATGAGTTTAGCATTGGCAAATGCCGCTACTCATACAATGAGTGAAACATTCATACTCTTAGATGACATGGGATTATTTGACCCGCCAAAGGTCAATAAGTATAAACGCTCTCAAGGAGTCATAGGAATTAACTTTTAGGTGATGTGAATGCCAACAGCAGAAGAGTATGAAGAAGGTTCACGAAACATGGCTAGGCTTGCTGAACTTCAAAGAGAAGAAGATGAAACTAAAGATGAAATAGAGGAAACATTAGGAACTAAATTGACTTCTGTAAATGATTATATTATGTCCGATTATGAAGCAGTAAATTTACTTTCTAAAAATCTAAATATTAATGCTAGTGATGCTAGAAAACAATTAAGTTCTTTCCCTAGTGAATATTCTATTGATGGTGAAAATATACCCGACCTTGTAAAGAAAATGCGAAAGGCTCGAAGACAATTAAAAGGCGAACAAAGAGAAAGAATGGCTAAGGCTATTGATACTGTCATTGATGGTTATTCCGACCACATCAACAAATGTATAGATTCTATCTATTGGATTAAACCATACAAGCCTGCAATACTTAAGATGGGCTTCAGTGAGAAAGACCTTATGAAAATAAACAAGATTGATTCTGTAAATGGTAGAAGAAATATTATTGATGCAATATGTAAGTATTGGGAGTGTGACTTAAAGAAAACAGACATGGTTTACTCTAAAGAATATGCTCAATTAGAAAAAGAATGCCGTCTTGCTAAAAGAGATTATAAGCAACAAATAAAAAGCATTACAGACCAATCTATTACTAAAAGCAAGAAAGAAAGAATTATGTCTTTCATTGAAAGTGAAATCATTAAGAGTCCTTCTATTGGTGCTAAACAAATACATGACAGAATGCCAAATACTTTACATAAAAGCACAACAACAAATATGATTTCTAAAATGGTAAAGAAGTTAGATGTTGCTAATGTTGATGGAGCATACTACAAATTACCAACAATGCTTAAGAAAAATATTTGGGCTTATACTGCGGCATTTATTGATTCGGATGGCTACATTACAATGGATAGAAACCACAATCCTAGAGTTGGTCTTATTGCTACAGGAGAGAGAGGTAGGGCATTTATGGAGGAAATGCACAAGAGTATAGGTTTTGGTAAATTACACCTAAACCAAAAGTCTCCTCAACAAACTAGACCTGTTCAAAGACTAAATTTCTATTCTCAAAATGATGTCTATAGTTTGTTAGAAAAATGTTTACCTCATTTCAAACTAAAGAAAGGTAATGCTAAATTACTCATGGAACTTATACGAATGAAAAAATCTTACAAAAAAGAAGATTGGTATAAGGGTCGTTGTGATGAAATTTTTAAATTAATGAAGTGGGAGAATCATAAAGACCATGTTGGTTTTGATTGGTTAAAAGAAGGAATATATCTCGACAATATACAGAAATACAAAGACAACTGTAAAATGTCTTTAATGGATAGTATGGAAAACATAGGGGGCATACTGGCATGAACACAGAAGATTGGGTAATCAGTAAACAAAAACTACAATTCAAGTATTGCGGTAGATGTTATGTGACAAGAGATGTTCACCCATTTGGTTTTTGTAGAAGATGTTGGAAACAGGCAGATAAGCCAAAGGTGATGAAGAAATGAGTTGGCAAGATATATTAAAAAAGAAAAAGAAAAAATCCACTGTAAACCAAGCGGGTAATTATACTAAACCTGCTATGCGTAAAAGAATCTTCAATAGAATAAAGAGAGGAACTAAAGGTGGTGCGGCAGGTCAATGGTCGGCTAGAAAAGCACAGATGTTAGCACAAGCCTACAAAAAGGCAGGTGGCGGCTATCGTAATTAAGTGGTGGAATATCCTAAAAGCCAAGTCAAAAAGGCAACAGGATTTGACCCAATGGACACAAGAAGATTGGGGAAGTGCCGAACAACATAGAGCGAAAGCAAAAGGAAAAAAACCTAAATCAAAAACTAAAGGAAGATATATGCCAAGAGCAACTTATCAAAGAACAGATAAAAAGACTCTAAGGTATCAAGATGCTAAGAAAAGAAAGGGTCGTAAGAAGGGCATTCAGCATGTGCCAACAGGAAAAAAGTTTAGTCAAAAGTGATTATTATGTGGCAACAAATCCTAAAAAAAGATATGTCTTACTGCGTTTGTAGTGGGCCAAATAAAACTAAAGGATTTACTTGTAAAGCACATTGTCGAAGTAAAGAAATGAAAAAGGCTGACCCGAAAAAAGGAACGGGTAAAAAACCAAAAGGTTCAGCAAGAAGATTATACACAGATGAAAACCCAAAAGATACTGTTCCTGTAAAATTTAAAACAAGAAAAGATGTTCAAGAAACATTTAGCAGTAGTGCATTTAAATCTAAATCACACAAAAGACAATCACAAATAATTAACTTAGTGGAACAAAGATTACGAGCCGCCGTTAAAAATGCTAAAGACCCTAAAACAAAGAAAAGGCTAAAAACGGCACATACTTACGCCAAGCAAAGAAAGGAAGCGAGTAAGCAAAAAACAAAAAGCAGAAGTAGAGGAGCGTTTACAAGATGAGTTGGAAAGATATATTAAAAATGCATTGCGGTGGCAATAGAGAAAAAGCAGATGAAGATGACAATGAAGAAGAAAAAGCATTGTATGGAAATCAAAAAAGAATTGACAAAGACAAAGACGGTAAAATAACAGGTAAAGATTTTGCTATGCTTAGAAGAGAGAAAATAAACAAAAGAGAATTAAAAGAGGGTAGCACTACTATTAGTCATGATGAATGTAAAGACATGGAAAGAAAGATTCTAGCAGAAGTAAAGAAAGAAGGAGGGGCTTTAGGTATGAAAAATCTAAAAGGAATAGGCTCTCCTAAAAAACTAAGGATGGTTCTTGCAGATATGAAAAAGAGAGGAACTATTCACGAACATACTAATGGTGATTTCTACACTCACAAGCCTAAGAGATAAGCGAGTTGATTAACTATGTCTTGGAAAAAAATCATAAAAAAAGACATAGATTTAGTTTTGCCTAGAGGGAAGCAAAAAGTTCTCAAAGCAGAAGATAAAGATTATGATAGAGGGCTTCTTGTTAAGTTATTAAAAAATGGTGGATATGAAATGGCATATTGGGCGGGTGAACATAAACCCTATCCCGTTGAAGTTTTAGTTGATGGTAAGTCAATTAAGAAAGATGCGAAAAAAGTCACAATGAAATTTCATCCCGAAATGGAAAAGAAAAGGGATAAGAAATGACTTGGCAAGATATTCTTAAAACAAAAAAAAGAAAAAGACACCCTGCTTTAGTAAGAGCAGGTGTTAGTGGTTTTAGTAAACCAAAGAGAATAAAACACAAAACCAAATCACATATTGTAGTTGTCAAAGATGGTGATAAAGTTAAGACTATTAGGTTTGGTCAAAAAGGAGTTAAAACAAATCAAACAGCAGGGCAACGAAGGGCTTTCAAAAGTAGGCATAGAAAAAATATCAAAAGAGGTAAAATGTCTGCCGCTTATTGGGCTGATAAAGTTAAATGGAGTCCAAAGAAAACTAAAGAAAAGAAAAACAAGAAGTGGCGAAAGGGGTCGTAACTATGCCGTTTGAACTAAGAGTTGGTAAAAACGGCTATTATGTAGTGAATACCGATACTAACAAAAGAAAAAATAAACGGGGTATGTCAAAGTCAAAGGCAAAAAGATACATGGCCGCTTTGTATGCTAATAAAAGCACAAAAAAATATGATGCTAAACCTAAAAGAAAAAAAAGCATACAGGGTGGATGGCGTAGAGTTTTGAAAAAAGCGTTTGCGAAGATTCTATAATATATAGAATAGTCCAAAGTAAACGGGGGTTGTTGTCGTGGCAGAAAAAAGAAGGCGGTTCTCTTTCACTAATCTTTTCAGACGCACTACTCCGAAACCTGCTGACCGGAATATCTACAACATGGGTATTCAAGAAAGGCAGAATAATTACATGATGACAGCCCCCATCATCTACTCTATGGTTCAACAATCAGTAATTGTTAGAACTTGTATAACTCAATTAAAACAAGAAGTCTACAGAAGAGGCTATGTTTGGGAAAAGGCATTTGAAGCACGATGTAATGATTGTGGTAAAGAACATACTAGACCTGTTCAAGAGTGTTCGAGATGTAAGTCCATTGATTTGAAGATACCCGATGTTAAACAATTACAATACGCTGAAAAATTCTTAGAAGGTTATGTAAACTCATCTGAGCAATTATTTATTGATGTTCTAAAAGAATTAGAAGACGACTTGAATATTATGGATGACGCATACATAGTTATGGTCAAAGAATATTTCTTAGATGGTAACGGTAAAATTAGAATGCACCGTGTTAAAGAAGTCTATCGTGGCGACCCTGTTACTATGTTTATTTATGCTGATGAAGATGGTGTAAAAGGTAACAAGGGATTTACTTGTGTTCATCATAGAGATATTATTTCAAAAGAACCACACGAAAGTTGTGAAACTTGTGGCTCTCCTCTTATGCCTATTCATTATGTTAATCGAGCAAAAGGTGATGAACAGTATTTCATTGAAGGAGAAGTATTACATTTTAGTAAGTATAGTCCATCAAGGCTCTATGGCTTCTCGCCTGTAATTACATTGTATAATCATATCATGACTTTGATTGCTATGGAGAACTATGTCAATTCAGCCTATACTAAGAGCAGAATGCCAAGAGGCTTATTAGCGGTTCAAACTAGGAACATGGATTCGATGAGAGCCTTTTGGAGAGGAGTAAAAGAAAAGATGGAGGCAGACCCACACTTTATTCCTGTTATGGGTATAGAAGCAGAAGGTGGTAAAGGTGCTGTTGAATGGATTAAGTTCATGGACAGCCTAAAAGAAATGGATTATATTTCTGTTAAGGATGATTTAAGAGATAGAATATCAGCGTTTTATGGAGTAAGTAAAGTCTTCATGGCTGATAATACTACAAGTGGTGGATTAAATAACGAAGGCATGCAAATACTTGTAACTAATAGAGCCGTTCAAATGGCACAAAATGTTTACAATGAATATGTATTTCCTTATCTTGTAAAGCAATTTGGAATCACAGATTGGAAATTAAAGTTACCTCCGAGTGAAGAAGAAGATGAGATTGCAGGACTAAGAAAGAAAGAAATTGAAGTTAATATTGCGGCTTCAATAAAGAACTTAGGATTTGAAGTTGATATGGATGAGGATGGTAACTTTACTTACAAGAAACCCGAACCAAAAGAAGAAGAACAACAACCAAAAGGCGAAGATAGACAAATGGAAAAAGACCCACTAGCAGGTTCTAATTTAGACCAAAGGGATTTAAATGAACAAGCAAGAATGTTTGCAGAAGGTGGCGGTAGTAAGCCACAAGAAAATCCACCGGCTACTAGAAATAAACCCTCTATGAGTGTTGGACCGGATAAAAGATTAAGCGGATTACCGGAAGACGCAGGTAATCAAAATGTAGATAGAAGGAGTGAAAGGAGGACAGGTTAATGACAGAAGATAATAGACAGAAAGAGATTAGACTAAAGAAAGAACTAGCAAAGGTTAGAACGCAGAATGCAAATGAAACTAGAAAGACTACGAAGAATCGTGATTTTTCTATCGGTGGATTACCACCGGACACAACTCACAAACCAACAAGAGCATCTAATGATGTTCCCGATGTTATCTTACCCCCACAAAAAAGGAGAGGTAAGAAAGAGAATATTCCATTTTGAGGCTATAATATGTTTGTGAAGGCTATCTTATACAATAAAGAAGATGACCTTCATTTTCTTTTGAAATGCTTAGTTGAAGAGTTAGAAGATAAAGCCATCATAAAAGCAGATGAAGACGAAGACAAAAATTATCTTGATGTAGATAGTAATGCTAATGATGCTTTAGAAGATGAAATTTTTGATTCACAAGATGAGTTTGAACAACTTGAGCAAGAAGCGATTGAAAATAGTGAATTTGACAAACCAAAAGAAGTTCTTGATGAAGAAGATGAAACCGAAAAAAAATTAATGTTCAGTTCTGGTTTCTATCCCGAAGTAAAAAGAGAATTAGATAAAGCAAAAAAGAATAAAGACTTGACTCAAAAAGAAAAATTAGATATTGTCTACAAAGTTAGAAAGAAATATTACGACAAATTCATACAAGAAGATAAACCAATGGAGTTTAAACTAGGAGAAACTGAATATTCTTACACGGTTGATGAAATAAAAAACACTTGGAAAGAATATACCAATAGCAGAAAGTTATTTTTAGCAAGAGAAGAATTGAGGGCTGACACAATTAAACTAACTCAATTGCAGAATGAACTTGCGGCGTTTCAACAAAAGGATAGAAGAGTTAAGCCTAAGTCTCGGCTAGGTTTCAAATTTACCAACAAGGATGAATTCGATGTTCCTGCACCTAAGACAAGATTTGGCGAGTATGCTCCTAGTAGTAAAGAAGGAAAAAGAATAGCCGCTTTTGTAGGCAAGCGAGAAAGATTGAGAAAGCAACTTGCTAATTTAGTAATTGAGCAAACAGAACTTCAAGATAAAAAGAAAACTAAAAACAGAATAAAACCTTACATAGAAGACGACAAAGAAAGAGAAAAGCAAGCCAAGAAACTGAATGAAAAAGAAAAGAAACTCAAGGAGCAACTACAAAATGCAGAAAAAGAGTTTGCAGAAGATTGGAAAGAAAGAGGTTTTGCTCTCGATGAAAAAGGTAGGCCCGATTTATTAGTGAATAGACAAGCAACTGCTAAAGAAATAAAAGAAACTCAAGCAAAAATAAAAGAATTAACTGATAAAGTAAACAAAAACAGGAAAAAAATTGCTAAAGATAACTTTAATACTATTAGAGTCAGTTCGTTGAAAGTCTTACAGAATACGAAAGAAAATACCGGACAGCCTATAAAGGATTTAAAAGAAATATTAGAAGATGAAAGAGTAAAGGCTGTGCTAGGAAAGAGAACTACAGAAGAAGGAAAAAAAATACCTCCTAGAATACCAAACATTGTATTACCTTATCATTCTATATCGTTCAAAGGAAAATATACTGACGAAAAATTACGAGCATTTTTAGAAACTGATGCCAAAGCAAGGGGAATAAAGCAATCTAAGGGCAGAAAGGGTGCTATGATAACTGATGGTAAAGGTGTTCAAAAAGAAGCAATACAAAGAGTATTCAATTATTTAAGTTACCTACTAAATTCTATACAAGAAGAAGAAGAAGGAACTACTCGCAAGAAAATAGAAAATCTACAAAGATTACTAACTGCACAAAATAAAAAAGTATTAGCAAGTTTACAACAAAGAGAAACTGAAGGATTAACAAAATACACTAAACCATTCTATGAAACACTATTATCTGAATTGAATGAGTTAAAGGATATTTCAAGACTAAAAGGAACTAGCGACGAAAAAAGAATGTTGGTTGCTAAACAAATATTTGAAGGCACAAAATATGGATTGGAGATGATAAGAGATGCCATTACCATATTACAAGGAGATAGTGTAAGTAATGATAAGTTAGAAAGGTTAGAAGAAAGAGAGGCAAAGTCTTTGACAGAAAAAGGAAAAAAGAGTAAAGAAGACTTAGATAAAACTAGAAAGGCTCTACTAGAAATAAGACAAAAAATTACAGAACTAACTAAAAAAATAGATAAGCAAAGAAAGGGAAGAGAAAAAGAACAACAAAAATTAATGTCACTTCCTGCACCACAAAGAAAGGATAAGAAAAATGAAGTCGCAAATAAAATAAGAAGTAAAGTGGCTGAATTAGATGAAAAAATACAAGGAAACGAAAAGAAACTAAGAGGTATGAAGAAAGACATTGATAGAAGGCTAAAGAGTTTGCCAAAATTACTGAGCGAGGTTGAAGTTTCTGACGCTAAAAGAAGACAGGATAAGAAACCAAAGTATTATTTCAAGAAAGCAGACCTAATTGGTAAAGAAGCATACAAGCACTTTGATGTTATTATGCCGACTAGTGGAGATTATTATTTTGCTAGAAGAGAGTTCCCGATGTTTGGTGAAATAGAAGGATTCGATGATTTAGAAACAGTAGTAAAGAAAATACAAGAAATATTAGAAGATGATAAAATTATAAATGCAATTAGAGGAACATATAAAAAACTCACAGGAAAAACTGTTTTTGAACAAGACACCACTACTACTGATAAGAAAAAGCAACTTAAGCGAGCCTTAGACCAATTACCTGACTTTGTTAGAAGAAGGGTTGAAATGAAAGAAATGCTTTCACCCATCCCCGACTTCATTGTAAAAGATATGCTAAAGAAAGAAGCAGAACTTTCAACAGGTTTACTTTCTGCTCTAAAAAATCTAAGTCTTGTTGGGTTAATAGATGATAATAGTCCAATGTCTTTTGGTGTTGAAGATACTAGGACTTGGAAGTTAAGTGAAATGGAAAGAAAGAAAGTCACTATAGAGGGTCAAAAGTTTGCACCTATATTCCCTATGATAATTCATTCGGAGTTTACTAGGAACTTAAAACAAATAGAAGAAGATGTAAAGGTCGGTAAGACAAAAGAAATTGGAGTTCAGCAAGTCAAAGACTATTGGGATGTTTTATTCGATAAGGTCAGGGTTAAAGCAGATGCTATAAAACAATTAGAAGATGCTAAAGAACCAAGCGAAGAACGGTTTGGAACTGTAATAGAAGCACTAAATAATCTAAGTATTAAAACAAAGGAACAAGAAGAAATCGAGAAACAGATGGAACAATTCATAGAATTGATGGATGAAAAACAAGAAATACTCACAGTAATGCGAGAAGTAGAAGTGTTTGTAGATAAAATTACTAAACTTAGAAAGTCTTTCGCAAGCAAGGCCGATGCTTTAGAGCCAACTAAGCAACCAAACTACGCAGAAGCATTGAAAGAATATGCAGATACTATGATAGATAGGTTTGATGATTTCATAGATAAAGGTATGAAAATACCAAAAGAAGTTGATGTGGGCGAAGCAATGGCAATGTGGGCTAGAACTAATAAGGTTGATTTAGTAAGCGCAGAAGAAAGATTCTTGGCAGAAGGTAAAGAAGATAAAAAACTTAGTGAATATAAAAAAGTAGAGGCTCGTCTTAAAGAACAAAATAAAAAAGCAAAAGAGACTCTTCCTAATTTATTTAAGTTTGAAGGAATCATAAGACTATCAGCAAAACAAAGCGAAAAAATATTAGAAGATACTGCTAGAGCCAATGAAAAGGATTCACTACAAGAGTTATTTGATTCAAACATGACTGATGAAGGTTTAGCAAGAGAGATTATTTTAGAGGCTACTAAAGTAGTTTCAAAGGAAGACTATGATAAACTAGCCACCACTAGAGCAAGAGGTGATGTTGAAACATTTGCAGAAGAAGTTAAAGAAGTTGCTGAAGCAGAAAAAGCCTTTGACGCACTAGTTAAAACTTTCAAAACTAAGACTAAAGTTTTTGATTTTAGTAAATTGAAAATAGATGCTTCGCAGGATAACATAAAAGAATTGTTGGCCAATGAAATAATAGGAAAGGAATTTGCAGAGATGATTGATTTAACAGATGCTTTTGATGCTTACAGAAAACAACACAAGAAAGTGCAAGAAAAACATTTAGAAAATATAGAAGGACAGAAAAAAATTCAAAAAGAAGCAGATGACTCTTTGGCAGATATAATTAAAAACTTTAGAGGTAGTTTTGATATGGATTTAGTTTCTACAGAAGAAAGGCCAACCATTGAAGAAGAAAAAGATGAAAAATATGAAACTTTTAAGATTAGAATACAGTTTATGAAAAGAGGCCGCATGCGAGTATTAGCAGAAAACAATCCTAAGTTTGCTGAAAAATTTGCTAAAGAAGATACAAGGGATAGTTATGAACTAAAGTATAATGATAGCAAGAAACAAGGAACATTCAAAGAACTATTAGAGGATTTCAAAGCACAAAAGCAAGAAGAAGACCAAAAAGAACAAGAAAGATTAAGATTCTTAGAAGAACAAAGAAGAGAGATGGAGGCTGAAAAATGACATGGGATTATTATGAAGAAGGTAAAGAGTTTACCATAAAAAAGCAAGAAAAGGTAAAGAAGAATATATTAGACTCATTAGATAAAAAACAAACTAAGCGTCTAAAGAAAACACTACAAGCCGCACAACCAACAGAATTTTTTGGTCAAGATTTTACTAAGTTGGGTGAATTAGTATCAGCATTAAAGGATGTTGAACTAGTTAAATCAGATAAAAAACTCACAAAGAAAATGAAATCTATGGAAGAACGGAATGTAGATATAGTCGCTTCGGCTACGGAACTTCGTAAGGACTATGAATTGCTTTACAGACAATTAAGAGATTTAGTATATCCACCAAAGGAGGAAAAGAGATGAGTGAAGAAAATACGATTAATGAAGAACTACTTGAAATCATTAAAGCCCTTAGTGCTAAGATAGAAAGTTTAGAGAAAGCAGTTTACAATGACGATAATCTACTAATGAAGTCCGGCTTTGTTGTTGTTGATAGTCCAACTCCTAAGATGAATCATGGAACTATTGGTGGTTCACCATTGAAAGATGTGGGTAGTATGGATTGGAAAGACATTCATAAGATGGTAGAAAATGTAGGTGGACAATAATGACATGGGATAAAATATTGAAAAATGCATTCCGAAACCCCGATAGATACGGAGCAAGTAAAAAATTTACTGACCCTAATGTTCCTACTGATGGTAGGGGTTTTTCCGCCTATATAAGCAAAGAAGAATTTATGAAAAGACTTGATAAGATGGAAGATGAAGTAGAGGAACTAATAGATGCTTTGCATCAAACCGATTATATATCTTATGATGCTAAATTAGAAATACTTTCGGCTTTTGATACAGTTAGAAAAGAATTAAGGGAGGCAAAATAATATGGCTGAAAATTGGAAAGAAATATTGAAGGCGGCAATGCCGATAGGACAAATGCAAAGAGATACAGAAAGTAATTTAAGCAATATCGTGAATAAATTAATTAAAGAGACTAAATATACTGATAGGCTAAATAAAAAATTAGGAAAAGCAGTTAGAGCAAATCCCGACCAAACAACATACACAGTTCCCTCCCCTATTTTTAATAGAATTTCTCAAAAATTTAGATTTAGAGGACAACCCCAAAAAATAAAACAAATGCTAGAGCAAAAATTAGCCCAAGAATATCAAGCAGATAAGGTAGTAATCATGGATAAAGAGATAAGATTTGAGGGAATAAAAGAACCACCCGAAGAAGATGAAATATAAAGAGAGTTGATATAATGCCGGAAAGAGTAACAAGAGAAGAAAGGATGGTTAGCCTTGCTATTGAAAAAGCAAGAAAGGCTAAAGAAGAATTAAGCGCAAAAAAGAGAAAGAACATTGAGCCAACTCAAGTATTGGAAATAAATACAGACCCCGAAGTTGAAAAGATTAAGAGGCCAAAGGTGCAAGATGTTAAAACTAAAATTACTAACAATGACGGCACACATTCGGGATATGGTTTAGCAGGTGAGAGTTTAAAGAAACAAGATAAACCAAAAAAAATGGTAAGTTTCAAAAATACTACTAAAGATGTAAGGAGTGCTGAATCATATAAAGATAAAAAACCCTTAAATGTAGAAAAATTAATTGGTAAAACAGGAGCAGTTGATGAAATACAGGATATGATTGAAAAAGAGTTCGGCAAAGTAACAGACGGTTCTACTTCTTCATACTACCCTAGTTTTATTGTTCCTATAAATTTAATTATTTATGCTGAATCTACTAGGGGAGATTCGGAAGACTATACTATCAAAAAAATAGAGTTTATGAAAAAGTGATGTTTCATGCCACTTCTTATTGAGAAGGATAAGTCAATATCCACAGATATTCTAAGACTCTTTGAGAGAACAAGAGTTGCTTATCTTTCAGCAAGAACCGACCCAAAGGAATACGGTTCTAAATGGAGAAACGCAGTAAACAAAATCAAAGAAGCATATGAAATGACTGATGCTCTTTCAAATGAACTTAAAGATTTTATTGATGATGATTTACTAGAAGCAAATGATGTTTCCGATGTTAGCACTAATAATGCTGAAAAATTATACGAAGGAATCAAGGCATTAAGATATTCTTCGGAAGAAGTTAGCGACCCTTTCGCTAAAAAATTTAAAGGTGATGTTTTAGAAGCACTGTTGGATTCACCTGAACTTATGATTAAATTTGTTCACTATGCTATTAGAGAAGATGATAAAGCACTACCAAAAGAAGCATATTCAATTAAAGATATGAAACCCGATAATATTACAGACGGTTTAACAGGATTAGATTTAGAAGTTGATGATGTTGCACTTTACATCATAGAACATTATGGTGATGGTAAAGACTCTAAGAAAGTAGAAACAAAAGTAAAAGCCGCTATGAATATGCTAGAATTAATATTCTTATCTAATAATAGCAAAGAAGAGTGGGCTGAATTAGAAGACATAGATACAGATTTAGATGAGGCTAAGGCTAAAGAAGAAAAAAATGATAATAAAAAAACTATTCTAAAAGAGGAAAAATCAGATGAAGAAAAAGCCCAAAGTGATTTCATAATTCCTAACAAACCAATGTATAGAATATTTACAATAGAAGACATGAATGAACTAAAAGGATTTAGTGGTGAGTTCTATGTTCAAGAAAAGTATGATGGTTTTAGAATTCAACTACATAAAATAGATAAGAACATAAAAGTCTATGATTATACAGGTAAAGATATTACATCAAAATGTAAAGAAGCAGTTGAAGAACTAAACAAAAAACATTTTGGTGATTGTATCTTGGATGCTTCTTTTGTTCTGTTTGATGAAGATGACTCTCTTAAAAGAAAAGAAGCGGTTGAGTATTTAGCAGGAAAAAGAGATGGTAAGCCAAGAATCCATGTATTTGACATTATGAGACACAATGAAGAAAACCTCATGGAAGACACATTACAAAACAGAATGCAAATAATGTTTAATAATTATTCTATACATTCTAGTGAAGCATTGACATTTCCTTCTAAAAAAGATACTAGAGTAGCAGACAATCTAAAAGATGTAGATGAGTATGCTAAGAAAATTATGGAAATGCCAACAGCAGAAGGGGCTATGATTAAAGATGCAACTTCTACATATTTCTTAGGAACAAAGAAGAATCCTAAATGGATTAGATGGAAACCTGTTGTAGAATTAGATTTAATTGTTCTTGATAAAAAGAAAAGCGGTTCTAACTTTTCATACAAATTAGGAGCAGGGCCAATTGAAGAGGATGGGGAAAAAATAGAAGGTATAAACTATCTTGATGTGGGTAGTGCTACTAATACTAAAGTTTCAGCAGATGTTGGAGAAGTAGTTAGAGTTTCTATTGATAAAGTAAAGGAGGTAAAGGGTAAGCCTGTAGTTTACTCAGCAAAGATAAATGAGATTGCTGAATGTAAAACACCGGATAAGTTAGTGACTTTGCAGATGTTAATTAACGATACTGATAAGTCTCTAAAATATAATGTAGAAGAAGTAGAAAAAGGGATTATAGTTACTGACCATATTCACGGTGAGGCTAATATAATAATTAAGGGAGATATGGATGGCTTTACTATTTATGGTTTTGAGCAAGACAATTTAATGTCTAAAAATGCATTAATGGATTTAGACTTGTGGAAAGAGCAAGCAGAAGAAATAATGAAAACAAAACAATCTAAACTTACTGTTGCTATATTTAATTTCTTAAAACAAAAAGGTGCTAAAACACCAAAAGAAGTTCACAACTTTTTAGTTAAAAATCACAAAAAGAAGTATCAAGATATACTGGAAAGTAAAGAAAGTAGAGTAAAAGATTGGTTTGAAAATAGAGATGGTATATCTTTTGATGTTAAAACAAAAAAGTTGTTCGCAGAAAATGATAAGATACTGATGGACACTATCAAAAAAGAATACAAAACACCCGAAAAATATAGAAGTGGTGAGTTTAAGATATATCTTAGAGATGACGATAATCTAAATATAGTAATGAAGTTAGGTGATGAGAGCATCAACTGGATGGTTAGATTAGATTCACAAGATGACATTTTTGAATTATTTGGAAAAGCAGGTAAGTTCCCTGCTATTGTTGCTAAGAATATTTCTAAGCGTAAATTAATTGATAGTGGTGATGTTAAATTAGGTGTTCAAAAAGAAGGCTATCATGAATACTTCTTAGATGGAAACAAGTTTGAAACTAAACTTCATGTTAGAATGCTTGAAGTTAAAGGAAAAAAGATGTGGTTAGCGTGGACAGGCTATGAACAAAAACCTGCTGACACTGATGCAGATAAGGGGCTTTGGAATATTTATGAAGATAAATACAGCGTTCTTAAATTGCCTCCAAAAGAGGATTAATAGTTTAAAATGACCGTGTGTATTATATATTAAAAGTAAATTTTTTCCATACGAGCGCAATGACATCAGCAGTTCTAGCAACTAGGAATGATGGGTTTACCATTCTTAAGGCTAGAAGTGACGATTTAATGATTGGTGGTTATGCTAGCATTGAAATTGTAGATAAGCAAAACGACCTAATTACATTACCTGCTTTGAAGGAAGCAGTTCTTAAGTTCATGAAAGATTCTAAATTTAGAAATGTCATGACAAATCATTCCAATGTTCAAGTTGGAGAAGTTGTAGATTCTTATAGAGACAGCACTGGCAGACTTTGGAAATCCGAAGTAGATGATGTTGGTTTCTTTGTAGTAATTAAACTACGAGATGATATAGAAAAAGCCAAAGAAGTTGGTAGAAACATTCGCAAGGGGTCGTTGAGGTCTTTTAGCATAGGAGGACAAGCCCTCCAAAAAGTAAAGAAAAGTAATGAAAACTTGGGTGAATATAATGAAATCAGCAAGTTAGAATTGCATGAAATTACTATATGCGAAAAAGGAATTAACCCCGAAGCGAGGTTCGATATTTTGAAACAAGATAAAGGAGAAAAAAACATGAGTAATAAACTGGAAAAAGCACTGGCGGAGTTAGATACTTTGCTAGAAGAGGTAAATACGCTTCGTAAAGAAGAAGAGATGCTCGACGATGAAAAGAGCATGTATGAAAAAGAAATGAATGAAGAGAAGGAAATGGACATGAAAGAAGATGATGAAAACATGGAAATGAAAGAAATGGACATGAAAGAAGATGAAGAAGACATGGAACATGCAGAATATCAAGATGAAGAGGCAAAGGCTTACTTGAGAACTGTTGATGGTGCGGGTAATCAAATTGGAGAACCTGCTGACCGTATTGTTATCAACAACGGTAAACCGACTGCTTCCGATATGCCTGTTGTAAAGGCATTTAACAATGGAGAGTTTGATACTCTTGATTTGTCTGTTGGAAACATTGAGAAAGCATATGAGGCTTTCCGACAAGAACAACTTGAAGCACTTGCTTACGACAACCTAAAGAAGTCTTTTGAAGCAAGATTCGCAAGAGAAGTTTCAACAAGAGAGGATGTTATCGCAAAGCAAAACTATGATGCACAAAGCGAGATTGCTTCTCTTAAGGATGAATTTACCCAACTAAGGAAATCTTTGACAGCAGAAAAGGAAACTATTCTAAAGGCACAAGAAGAATCCGCAATTAAACTCCCAAGTATGGAAGAGATGGCTGAAATGGATTGGTCGGACATTCACAAAATGGTAGGAGGAATTTAAGATGACAGGTTATATTAACACAATCGCAGATTTAGAAGCAAGCACATATGGAATAAGCAATCTACCTGCCGGTAACGCTCTTTTGAAGCAAGCCGGTGCTGTAGGTGGAATACACACAGGACATGATGGTTCTCCGGCATTCTCCGGTAGTGGCATTAGTGATGTATCAGCACTTTACAACATTGTTTACGGACAAAAAGTTTGGTCAATGTTGAATAGAGAAGTTAATGCTCTTTCAATGATTTCAAAGAGGCCATATTCTTCTAGTGGATGGAGAGTTCTACAATCACGACCTGCCGGTGGAAGCGGTAATTTGTTTACTGTTGATACAAGCGGAACTGCATCACTAGGCGAATTAGGTTCGGATAGTCCAAGAGCAGACCTTATTGGTGGTGTCCCTGAAAACGCAGGACTTTCAACTGCGGCTGATGGACTTGGCCCAATTGCACCAACTTATGCACAACTCAACATGAGTCCTAAAGTAGTTGCACACCAATTTGATTTCAGCGAACTTGCTATGGAAATGGCACAAATTGATGATGGTATTGGCGATATTAGAGCGCAAATGCGTGAAGATATGGGTAAGCATCACGCTGAAGTTCAAAACAAGATGTTGGTTATGCCACTAGAACATTATGGTGAATCAGCCGCTATGCCAAGCATCGGTAACAACTATACTTCTCTAAACAAGGTTATTACCTCAAGAGCAGAACTACTAGCAATTGACGATGGGGCTATCGCAACTGATGTTACTTCCGCTTCTAACGCTCTAGGAAAGATTTACGGTAGAGAGAGATTTACCGCCGCTTCTTTCCTTGATGCAGAAGTAGACTTTGGTAGTGGTTATGCGGCAGGAGATGTCCGTTCACTAACTCTAACAAGATTGAATGATATGATTAGAAACCTAAGACTAGCCGGTGGTTCTCCAAAGGTTATTCTAACCGGATATGATACTATTCAAACAATTGCTGACTTGCTACAAAGCCAAGAAAGATTCATGGACAGAAAAGAAATTGTCCCAACTGTAAATGGTGTTCGTGGTGTAAAGGGTCAAGAAGTTGGATTTAGAGTCGCTACTTACTATGACTTGCCACTTATTCCTGTAAAGGATATGTGTCAAACAGGTAACGGTTCGGAAAAAATAAGTGATTTACTATTCCTTGATACAGACCACCTATGGCTATCCGTTATGAAGCCAACTCAATACTTTGAAGATGGTATTGCTAACGGAAACCCATTCGGTGTTGGAACTCTAGGTAACAGGGCATTATACCGAACAATAGGTGAAGTAGGATGTTCATTCTTTAGAGGACAAGGAAAGATAACAAACATACAGTGAGGAAAAAAGGAGAGGATATATATGGCATTTAGCACAACAATAGAAAATGAATTAACGCTAGGAAACTTAAAGTTGTTTTTTGGAACATACACGAACACTAGTAGTAGCACAGGCGGGGATATTACTTTCCCTAATACGGAAGAAATTTTCCATGTTCAACTACAACCAAAGGGTTCTTCTGTTTCTGCAAACCAACCCGTAGTGAATGAAACATTACCACTACTGTTTTCGGGTGATGGAACAGATGAAAGAAGTTCTGATGCAAACGCAGTAGCGAATGTTCAAGTAACAATTGTTACTGGTTCTAATGAAGTTGGAACATTTTTCGCAATTGGACAGTAAGGTGATTTTAAATGGCATTGGCATTTACAGTAACTTTACTAGCAGACCACAAGGGAATCACTAGACCTAAAGTAAGCGGTGATGAATATGTTGTTGATGCACTAGTTGATGTAACTTCCATTGTTGCGGCAGGTTCAGTTATACCTGCGGCTGACTTTGGATTGTCTACAATACATTGTGCAACAATTACAGGTTTTGATAACGCTAACGGAATACAACCTCAAATCGAGTGTTCAGCAACAGGGGCTTATGAATCAAGCACTTCTCTTGCTCTAATGTTCACTTCACTTGATGGAACAAACGCTACCGTTTCCGATGATGGCAACGGTGGTTCTGTTAGACTAAGAGTTTGGGGCAACCTTTGAGGTGGCTTGATTGGTAACAGTTAGATTAACTGATGATTCAAAAATCGGTAGGCTTAACATTACACCAAAACAAGAAATAACAAGGAAAGACGAAGCAACCGTTTCAGTAAAATGGTCGGTTGTTCGTCTTTCCGACCCAAACTTGTTTTTTAGGTTTGACGAAGAAGACCGTGAAGAGTTATTAGGACTTAATGAAAAACTAGTTCTAATAGGCTGTAGGGAAATAGGTAAGGACATTTCAACTGTCAAAGAATTAGCAGATGAACTTCTTCCTAAGAAAGAGAAGTCTAAACCTAAACCTAAACCAAAGCCTAAACCAAAAGCAAAAACTCCTTCTAAAACAAAGAAAGAG